TTCTACCGTATGTAAACCAAACGCGACAACATCAACAGTATGTAAACAAACAGTATGTAAACAAAACGTTACATCAACATTCCGGTGATGTGTGTTCAACGTGTAAAGATATGTTGACATGAAATGTAATTCTTAATTATTATAGAATTAGGAAAGGGGGAATCTGAAATGAAACCACAAACGATAATCGAAGATGTTTTAATTACGTGTGGTATTACCGTTTCATTAATCGATATTCAACAGATATTAAGTATCATTCTATTGGTATTTAACGTTTGTTGGGTATTATGGAAATTTGGTTACCGTGTATATATCCATTTTAAAAACAAACAGTATGCGGAAATTGGTAATGATATTAAGGAAACCAAAGATGAAATCGAAACGTTAATCGATAAAGATTCCACGGGTAAAAAGTAATGGGTGATGATAAAATCCCACCACGTAGTGATTGGTTATTCGGGGAATCGTTCGGTAAGGATATATTATCCGATAAGAAATCATTAATTCGTTCATATGTAACGTACATGTTGATGCAAACGATTACAATGTTCAAATATAATGATTTACCGGAAACAATACCCGAAAAAGAAATCGAAATACTACATCAAATTAATGCATCGTGTATTTGGAAAAAGGTAAATGATAAACTATACGTGTTTCATGGTGGATTAGGTGGTGAATTAAACGAATATTACCACCCCACAATCGCGGTTATTTCAAATCCTTATTTGAATTTCAACGGGGATTTCAAAATCGATGAAGAATGTGTTGTAACATTCAATGATAAATTACGTTATGGTTTATTACCATTATTCAACAAATACGCGGTAATGCTAGCGGAAAACGATATTTCCATCCGATTTGTGTTAATTAATGCAAGAATTCCACATCTTGTAAACGCAAACGATGATAATACCAAAGATTCCGCGGAACAAGTGTTACAAGATATTTGGAACGGTGAAAAATTCGGTGTTATTCTCAATAAAGCATTATTGGATGATAAAACCGGTTTGTTCACATCTGAATTCGGTAAAGCACAACAAGGAAACATCAAAGATTTAATGGAAATTAGGCAATATCTCAAATCATCATGGTATTACGATATCGGTATCCCATCGAATTACAATATGAAACGTGAATCGCTTAATTCCAATGAAACAACCATGGATGAATCGGTATTATTACCGTTAATCGATGATATGTTGGAAGAACGTAAAATCGGTATTGATAAGGTCAATAAAATGTTCGGAACGAATATTACGGTTGAATTATCATCTTCATGGAAAAAGATTCGCGAAGAAATCAAAAATGAATTGATGATGCAAGAATCACAAACACAACAAGAAAATCCGGTGGAAGATACCCCACAAGAAGAAAAACAAACGGGGGATAACGAAGATGAAAACAAAGTTGATTGATACAGTTAATATTTCGGATTTATTATCCACCGGTGGTATTTTCTCAAAAATCGCATCGGTTACCGGTCAACCATTCACATGGTTAACCACATCGTTAGCGTTACAGTTAGATAAGGAATATTATTTGGTACATTCCGGTGGTAAATTTATCAGTAACGCATATCAACGTTTAATCGATGCGGAAGATGATAATATCGTTTCTGATGCGTTGTTAGAATTAGCAAATATGTTAATTACAAAATTCGCGTTATCATGGGATAAAATCTATTCCGCGATTAACACGAATTATAAACCATTGGAAAACTACGATATGGAACAAAAGGAAACACCGGATGTTACGCATACAAAGAACGTAAAAACAAATATGACAGTGGAAAACGATGTGTACGGTTTTAATTCCGCAACACCCGTTCCATCATCAAAAACAACCACCGATGGTGCATCGTTGAATAACGAAGAAACCAATAAAGAATCCGGAACGCGTACATTAACGCGACATGGTAATATTGGGGTAACTACAAGTCAACAAATGCTATTGGCAGAGGTCGATTTACGTTCAAAATTCAATTTTACAAATCATCTATACGATGATGTGGATACCGTATTATGTTTATTAGTTTATTAAAGAAAGGAAAAGAAAGTATGAATAAAAACATGCGAAAAATGTACACGGAAGAAGAAATTATTAATCTAATTAAAAAGGCAAATTCTAATGGTGATGTTAATTTCGGTAAAAAACTATATATTCATAATATACAGTTTTCGGTTAAAAGCGGACAAACAGTTGCCGAAGGGTGTGAATCATCACTCTATTTAAAAGTTGTTGCAACCGCCCCATCTATTAAAATAAACCAATATATGTTAATGAGAAACGATATTCTTAATAACGGTTTATCTATGGTTGTTAATGCCGATTTTTTAATTAAATTATATTTAATTGGTGGTAATATGTATTTTGTAGGACAACCCGCACAAAATGCAACAGAAGAAACATTAAAATTAGATATAGTTTCAAAATATACTATTACCGATAATGTGGAAGCATTTTAATAACTAATAAACATTAAAATTTAATTACGAAAGGAAATTTAAAAATTATGGCAAAAAAATATGCCCCAAGCGGATATCAAATTATTAATATTGATTTATCCGCAAAAACATCCGGTACTGCATTTTTACCGGAAACCGAAGATGAAAAATTATTACATGAAATTTTATCATCCGGTGAATTAAAAAAACCAATTTTATTGGATATCACAACAGAAAATTACCATTTAAGTGGTGTAGCAACATGGGGTGGTGGTGCAATTACATTAATTGATGGACACGTTGGTTCATCAGTAAGTGAACGTATTACATACGCTAGTGATAAACTTTTATGGACAGAAAACGAAGAATAAAAGAAAGGAAATTAAATTATGCAAGTTAAACAAGTTTATACATTATTAAATGATGTAGTTAAAGAAACCATGGGTGAAACCGCGGTTGTTCAAGAAGATTTAACCGGTTTGGTGGAATTAGGTGATTCCATCGTTAACGCAATCGGATACGATAAATACGTTAAATCATTAGTTAATCATATTGGTCGCGTGATTTTCGTTAATCGTAAATATTCCGGTAGTGCCCCATCCGTTTTGATGGATGGTTGGGAATTCGGTAGTATTCTCGAAAAAGTATCCGGTGATTTACCAGAAGCACAAGAAAACGAATCATGGGAATTAACCGATGGTGCATCCTACGACCAAGACATTTTCTATAAACCAAAAGTGGAAGTTAAATTCTTCAACAAATTGGTTACATTCGAAATTCCAATGTCTTTTACCGAAAAACAAGTTAAACAATCATTCAGTAGCGCGGAACAAATGAACGCATTTTTATCCATGTTATACAATGAGGTCGATAAAGCGATGACCGTTAATATTGATAACTTAATTATGCGTACAATCAATAACATGATTGGTGAAACCGTGTATGATGCTTACGGAAGCGGTGTACATACAAGTGCATCCCACATTCGTGCGGTTAATCTTCTTTATGAATACAATACCGCGAATGGTACAACATTAACCAAAGAACAAGCATTAGCAACACCCGAATTTATCCGTTTCGCATCCTATCGCATCAAATTATATGCGGGTAGATTTAGCAAAATTTCACGTTTGTTTAACGTAGGTGGAAAAGCAAGATTCACCCCACGTGATAAATTACACATCGTGTTATTAGATGAATTCGATGCATCCGCATCTGTGTATTTACAATCCGATACATTCCACGATGAATTGGTTAAATTACCACAAGCGGAAACCGTTGCATATTGGCAAGGTAGTGGAACAGATTATGCATTATCATCCACATCCAAAATCGATATCAAAAAATCCGATGGTACTGCTATTTCCGTTGATGGTGTCATAGGTGTACTTTTTGACCGTGATTCACTAGGCGTTTGCAATCGTGAACGTAGGGTAACTACCCACTATAACGCAAAAGCCGAATTCTACAATAACTATTACAAATTCGATGCGGAATATTTCAACGATTTAAACGAAAACTTTGTTGTATTCTTCATGGAATAATCAAACATTTTAACGGGTGGGTGATTCATTCACCCATCCGTTTTATTTTATGAAAGGAAGAAAATATGTTTTACGTTTATCAGTACTATACATGGAAATTTATTTTAATTAATGCATCCGTTGATACCACTATTACATGGCGCGTACCACTTTTACGTTCTGACCGCGATGAATATGATGAAAATTCATATCCCACATATGCGGTTACCGAAATCGGTGTTGATAGTACCGGATTTTATTACATAGAAGAATATTCAGAATATGATGCGGTAGGAAATCCAATTACGCAAAATTCATATAAAAGGTACGTAAGTTTAATTTCCGGTGAATTCATGTTAACGTTTATTCCACGTAATCAAGGCGCACCATTACATAGTCCATATACGGTTGATGATGCATATGCATCGATGTTTTCAATTTATGATGTTTCTATCGTTTCCGAAATTGAACATGTAACATGTTCCATCGCGTTTGGTAATGATTCCGATTTTCCACCGATAACCGTACAAGGTAGATACGGATTAGGTATCATAATTGAAACCGAAACCGGATATTCATTTACCGATGATGATGTAGATATTGTTTACGGTGGATTAAGTAATTCACCATATGATGATCTCGAAATACACGATAAAATTTTAAGTGCAGATAATAAAAAGATTGTAATATTTACACCATCGTTTGCCGGTTACAGTTATTACAATTTGGGATGTGTAAATGCAATCATTAAGGGTTTAAATGTTCATAAAGATGCGTTTGATGTTACGGAATCATTAATCGGTGTTTCTATAACCGGTAGTGCAACCGTTAATTATCTCGCAACATATACGGGAACAGTAAATCTATTAACCGGATATTCTTACGATGGAATTTCCGTTAATGTCTATATGGGCGGTGAATTAGTAGAAAACGCATATGATGAAGATACCCACATAATCACCGTTAACAGTGTTGATGCGGATATCGAAATCGTTATCACCGCATTAAAAATTCATACATTCCGTTTTTTCTCATCCGATGGATTAACATTATTCGCAACATATTCCGGTGTATCCATCGAATCATTACTTTTAACCATAAACGGAACACAAAGAACATTAATCGTTAATGGTGTAAGTACATATACATGGAATGTTGCAATACCCGAAAATAAATCATTAACCGGATTTGCGGAAATTCAAAATTCCGATAGATATTTAATTCCATTAGGAATTTTATATGAAACCCCATTAATCGAAGATACCGATTTATATGAATCAATGGATACCGCATCCGCGATTCCATCAACATTTACATTAAATTTATATAAAAATATCGCGGAAAGTAACCGTGTATTCAAAGATTCATATTTAACATCCGTGGGTACATTAACCGGAACATTACGTGCATCATGTGATTTATTAAATCCGGTGGTACGTGTTGAATATGAATATATTAATTTTAACTATGTTTACATACCACAATTTAACCGATTCTATTATGTAATGAACGCGGTAAACGTTAGTAAAAATATTTGGGATATTCAATTAAAAGTTGATGTGTTAATGTCTTTTAAAACCGAAATTTTAAAACAAACGGGTTATATTGAACGTAACGAATTTAAAGATAATCGACTAATTGTTGATAATCAAATGGTGTATGAAAATAAACCGGAAATCAAAATTACCGAATTACCAATTTCACAATTTGATGTGGAACAAAGCGGTACGGGGATTTTTTCCGGAATCGATAAAGCATTACGATTTGTTATTACTGTTGTGGATGGTAAGGGGGATTAAATCATGGGTAAAACGATATTTAAAAGTAAGTTAACCGCATATAATTATTTCGATTTAAGAATTAATCGTAAGTATGCAACGGGTAGTTATGAATTACAAAATTTACGTAAATGGTTAAATCGTAAATCCATATCCGCAGATTATCTATACAATAATCAAAGTGAATATTTGGTAAGTGTTCGCGCATATCCGTTTTGGATGGAAAATTTCTTTGATGGTGTCGGTGAATATAAAGAATTTCCAATCGGGGTATTTTCCGCATCCGAAGTTAATACAAAAGGTAAATTATTATCCGACCAAAAACCACCCGTATTATTAACCACATTTACCATTCCGACAAAATGGGGTAATTATATGGATTATGCACCATATACCAAAGCAACATTATTTATTCCGTATATTTCGTTCGTTTCATTAGATGTTAACATGATTGTGGGTAAAACATGCAAATTATACGGTCAAGTTGATTTCGATAATGGATTATTAAATGTTTGGTTAGAATGTAACGGAACGGTTATTGATTCATGGGAAACTGTTATCGGTGTTGATATTAACATTAATCGGACAAACGGTAGTGATTGGGCGCGAAATATGTATTTATTCGGTATTTCCGCGGTTACAAAAACCGGTGGATTAATGCCAAATGCCGAAATAAAGGGTGTTGATTACGGAAAATCAATTCAAACCGGTGGTGAATTAGGAACATCATTTATCGGTGCAAATCAACATCATGTATTTAAAGGTGATATCGGAAAAGGTGTTAACAAATTATTTTCACCCACTAGCGCATATCTAATTATTGAACGTGAACAACCAATGTTCCAAAATTTAAAAATCAAATACGGTGAAGAAGATTTCATCACCGAACAACAACGATATGCAAATTTATACGGTAAACCATTAATGCGACCATTCACATTATCTTCATTAAAAGGATTTACACGTGTTGGTAATATTCATTTAGATGGATTTAAAGATGCATTAGAATCCGAACGTGCAGAAATCGAAAATCTTTTACATTCGGGTGTGATTCTTTAATAGGAACACGCACGCGAAGAAAACCGGAATTCACGTTCCGGTTTTTATTTAATTTTCAAATATTTTTCAAAAAGTGTTGAAATCATTTTCAAATGGGTGTAGATTAATAGTGTCAGATAAGACAAAAGGTAGGTACATTATGGAAGATATAATTTACGGATATCAATTTAATAAAGAAATTCTTAAAGGTTATTACAAAGTAGAATTTTTCGATGATGATGGAAGATGCAAAAATCATTGGTTAAGTAATAATCAGATTCAATATTTTAAAAATAGAAATGATTGTGTTAAATATATTAAGCAAGTAAAAGAATGGAACGTGTTTAAATTTACACAAGTATTAATTACAAAAATTAATTAAAGGTAGGTAATAATTATGAAATTATGTTTACAAAAAAACGAAGATATTACAAGTTGTGAAGATATCGAAATCGATTGTGGATACATTACAATGCATGGAATGAATGGAATGTACCCATGTGTTAGATTTATTAGAACATCTAATAACCCCACCACAAAATTTGAAGAAATTAAATTAAGTGATTATTATATGGTACATATTTTATAAAATAGAAAGGAATTAGATTATGAAATTTATTAAAGAAAAATTTAACGAACGTGTAAACGAAATCAAAAACAAATGCGGATATTATTACCAATTTACCGCGTATGAATTGGATGTGTTACGTTACAATTACGAACATACACGTTCCATCGCGGATTGGGAAAAATCCGCAACCGACTACATCAGAAGATTAAAGGAAGAACATTAATTATGGAATTAACAAAATTACAACGTTTAGGAATTTCAAAATTAATGGAAGAATTACGGATGCATAACCCGTTCGTAAATGATGGTAAAATCGAATTTGTTAATAATCCATCGGGTGAATTCACTAATATGTACGTAACTGACCGTATGGGATATAAATTCCAATTTACGTTATATAAAGAATCCATCGATGATAATATCAAATATCAATATTCGTTCGATGGTGGTAATAACATCTATCACATCGTAACGATTGAAGATTTAAGGAAAGGAATGTAATATGAAAAAAGCATTAACAAAACCATTAACAAATTTATTAGCAGTTTCAATGATGTTTGGATCAATGATGTCAGTAACTACCGATGGAAAGATTACAGAAACCCCATATGAAAGACCGCACGGATTTGAACATAGAATCCGCACGGAAGAAGAAAAAGAACGCAAGAAAGCACATAAGAAAAAATTAAAAGCACGAAGAAATGCAAAAAAGGGTATTCACGAAAATAAAATTAAATATAAAAGGAATCGAAAATATGATTTACGTTGATTATGTTTATTTAAAAAAGAACAATACCCCGATTAAATGCGAAACATCATTTAATACAGTGAATAAAGCGGTACGATTTATTTATAAGATTATCGGAAAACCGAATTACGTATATGATGGATTCAGATGCGATGATGCGGAAGATACCGCGGAAATGAATAATAAATTATGATTACGTTAATTCATTATAATTGTGAAACTTGTAAAAATTTCAAATCATGCCCGTTTTATATAAATCTTGTGGAATGTGAAAATACGGATTTAACAACATTCGATGATTATGAAAAAAACATACAAAACATTTATTGTAAAAATTTTGAAGAAAGGAAATAAACATGGAAGATAAATTAAAAGATGTTATCCGTTCCGAAATGGATAATGTTACGAAGATGTTGATTTCACCGGATTACACGGATAAAATCATGCTTACAAAATGGTTACAATCTTTACAACGTATTAACGATATTTGTAAAGAACGCAACAGATATTAAGGTTTAAGAAAGGATGGTAAAAGAACATGAATCAAACCGACATTATCAAAATTTTAGTAACATCTAGGAAAAGAAAATCCAAAGATGGAAAGAAAAAATGGATTCAATTTTTAACCCCGATGCATTTAGTGGTTAAAGGTGAAGAATCCAAAGGTAAACAAAAAAGATGGGTTACCGTACAATTCTGTGGTGAAAAAGTAAAGAAAGGCGCGGAAGATATCATCACACGTGGTACAATCGATGTAAAGGTTGCGGATATCAATTATCCAAAAATTTACGAAATCACCAAAGATGAAAACGGTAAAGATGTTTACCCCGTTGTTAAAGTATTCGGATTTAGTAACTTTGATGAAAAATTAATTGAAATGGAAAATCCATTCATCACCGAAGATGAAACCGAAGAAACCGCGATTGAAGATGTCGCGGATAATACCGAAGAATCGGAACAATAATTAATGAATCACGGGTGGGTATTATGGGTATCCACCCGTATTTGTTAGAAAGGAATATTATGATTAAAGAAACAACAAAATGCCCGTATTCCGTATCCGGTATATGTTACCGTAGAACATGCATTTATTTACCGGATATGAAATGTTTAAAAGAAAACGAATTTAAAACGCGATTATCCATCGCGAAGAAATATTCAAAGAAACATAAAAAACCGTTACAACGCGGTATTAGGGGGTAAATTATGAATGTAAAAGGATTATCCATAAAAGATATTATTAATATGGATTGGGATTCATTAAATAAATTGAATACCAAAGATTTAAAACAGATAACATCACGATTAGTTAGTGCATCAAATAAACGTATCCGTAGATTAGAAAAAACACAATACGGTACAGAATCATATGCATATCGTTCCGTGGAAAAACGCGGAAGAATGTTTAGTGTTCGCGGAAAAAATATTAATCAAGTTAAACAAGAATTCAAACTAGCATCTAACTTTTTAAATTTTAAAACATCCACTGTAAAAGGATGGGAAAAAACAAAATCAAAAATCGAAAAACAATTATCAGATACAACCGGTGGTGAATCACAGACATGGTCGGAAAATACAAAAAGTAAATTTTGGAAAGTTTATCGAAAAACCGAAGAAATGCACGGTGGAACATTCGGAAAGGGTGAATCATCACAATTACAACAACAATTATCTTTAATCTTTAATACCGAAGATAAAAGACATGGTGTTGATTATTTCGCGGATATTCTTGATAGAAAATATGAAGAAATGTACGAACAAGAAACCGCGGAAGAAGAACAAGAACAAGATATTTCAAGTTTCTTCAAATAATTATGTTTACGATAGATGAAACAATTTATAAATCTATCGATGAAATATTGGATAATACGTTACCGTTTATAAAATCAAATCGAAAAATTGAATTCGGTAATTTTCCATGTACGATTGATATTGAAACATCATCATTTTACGAACACGGTGAAAAACGCGGTGTAATGTATGCGTGGGTGTTGGGAATCAATGGTAAATGTATAATCGGAAGAACATATAAACAATTATGGGATTCGTTAGATAAAATATCAGAATTTTACGGTTTAAATAATGACCGTAGAATTATATTTTATGTGCATAATTTATCATACGAATTTCAATGGTTTAGAAAATGGATAAAATGGGATAAAGTATTTTCCACAGAAGAACGAAACCCATTGTACGCATTTACCGATAATGGAATCGAATTACGATGTTCGTATCAATTATCCGGTTATTCGTTGGAATATGTCGGTAAACATCTTACAAAGTATAAAATCAATAAAATGGTGGGTGATTTGGATTATAAATTAATCAGACATTCCGAAACCCCATTAACCAATAAAGAAATTGGTTATATTTTACATGATGGATTGGTAGTTATGGCATATATACAAGAAGAAATCGAAAATCACCATAACAACATTACATTATTACCACTAACAAAAACCGGTGAAACGCGAAATTATGTGCGTAAAATGTGTTTATATTCCGGTAAACATGATAAAAATGTGTGGAAATTCAAAAAATATCATAACATGATGCAAGCATTACCGATTGTTTCATTACTTGAATATGAACAATTAAAACGCGCATTTATGGGTGGTTTCACCCATGCGAACGGTTATTATGTTAATAAGATAATAAACAACGTACATTCATACGATTTTACATCATCGTATCCGTACGTAATGGTATCGGATAAATTCCCAATGGGTAAAGGTGAATTAATCGAAATTCATAATTACGAAGAATTTGTTAAAAATCTTGATTTATATTGTTGCATATTTGATATAACATTCATTAATATTGATTCATCATTTATATATGAACATCCCATTTCATTATCAAAATGTTATCGTAAGGTCGGTTATGCATCCGATAATGGAAGAATAGTATGCGCGGATGAAATATCATTAACAATAACCGAAACCGATTTTAAAATTATCAAACATTTTTATACGTGGGAACACATGCGTATAAAGAATTTTCGAAGATATAAAAAACAATATTTACCGCATGATTTCGTACGTTCCATATTAAGTTTATATCAAAAGAAAACTACATTAAAAGGAATTGAAGAATACGCGGTAGAATATAACAAATCAAAAGAAATGATAAATTCATGTTATGGAATGTGTGTTACCGATATTTGCCGACCGGAAATTGATTATTCAAATAATTTATGGGGAACAGTACCCACAAATCCGGAAGAAGATTTAAAGAAATATAACAATCGCAAAAATCGATTTTTATGTTATCAATGGGGTGTATGGGTAACCGCATATGCACGAAGAAATCTATTTTCCGCGATATATGAATTAAAAGAAGATTACATTTATTCAGATACCGATTCCGTTAAATTTGTTAATTTAGAAAAACATAAAGCATTTTTCGAAAACTACAACGCAAACGTGATTAACAAATTAAAACGTGCGATGGAATTTCACGATTTCGATATGGAATTAGTACAACCGAAAACCATAAAAGGTGAAATAAAAACGATTGGTTTATTCGATTACGAAGGTTGTTACAAAAAATTTAAAACATTAGGTGCAAAACGTTACATGGTATTAACCGAAAATGGTTATTCATTAACCGTTAGTGGTGTAAATAAGAAAATCGCGATACCATATTTATATAAAACATATGGTGATTCAATCATGGATAAATTCGATGATGGATTAATTATTCCACCATCATATACCGGAAAAAGTATTCATACATATATCGATGAAGAAACAACCGGTGAAATCACCGATTATTACGGAAAAACGATTGAGTATCACGAATTATCTTCGATACATCTTGAAGAATCGGGATATGAATTATCATTATCAAAAGAATTTATTGATTATTTAATGGGAATCAAAGAAAGGTAAATTTATGGCAAAATTAAAATTCTGGGATATCACAAAGATATTAACACGCGATGCACATTATAATCTTATTATTGGGGAACGTTCCAATGGTAAAACCTACGGTGTATTACAATACGGATTGCAAGAATATTTTAAACATGGTGGAAAACTTGCAATCGTAAGAAGATGGGAAGAAGATTTCCGCGGTAAACGTGCATCCACGATGTTTGATTCATTAATTGAAAATGGGGTAATTAGTAAATTATCAAAAGGAAAATGGAATAGTGTAATTTATCAATCACATAGATGGTATTTTTGTAAACGTAATATTGATAATACGAAAGATATAATCACGGATGATTCACCGTTTGCATATGCGTTCGCAATATCATCCGATGAACATGATAAATCAACAAGTTATCCATTAGTTACCACCGTATTATTCGATGAATTTTTAACACGTGGTACATATTTACCCGATGAATTTGTTAAATTTTCATCTATTATTTCAACCATCGTACGTTTACGTACCAATGTTAAAATATTCATGTGTGGTAACACAGTTAATAAATATTCACCGTATTTTTCTGAAATGGGATTAACCAATGTAAAAAACATGAAAAAAGGAACAATCGATTTATATACATATGGAAATACGGGATTACGTGTTGCGGTTGAATTTTCCGATTTTCCAACCAAAGAAAAAGAATCGAATGTTTATTTTGCATTTAATAATCCGAAATTGGAAATGGTTAAATCGGGTGTGTGGGAAATGGAAATTTACCCACATTTACCCATCAAATATAAACCAAAAGATATTATTTACAAATATTACATCGAATTTGATAAAGAAATATTACAATGCGAAATCATTAATGTAAAAGATGAAAACAATACGGAATTGTTATTTACGTATATCCATCGTAAAACTACCGAAATAAAAGATGATGGATATTCACTTATTTATTCGGAAATATCATCACCAAAACCGAATTATCGAAGAAAGATTACAAAACCGGTTACATCACTTGAAAAACGGATTGTATCATTCTTCATCAAAGATAAAGTGTTTTATCAAGATAATACAGTAGGTGAAACCGTGCGAAATTATCTTGTGTGGTGTAATGGAAAATAAAGAAAACGCGGTAGATGGTTACCGCGTTTTATTTTGATGAAAAATAATCGATTTATGGATTACCTATTATGACCAATGAAAGATGTAAAAGAACAATGGAACGTACCATCCGTTCCATTTTTATTTTATGCGATGCATGTTATTCATGTCAACATATCTTTACACGTTGAACACACATCACCGGAATGTTGATGTAACGTTTTGTTTACATACTGTTTGTTTACATACTGTTGATGTTGTCGCGTTTGGTTTACATACGGTAGAA